ACCGTCGTATTGTCGGCCGTGCCGGTGTACCCATCCAGAACCTGCCGGATCGCGTCGGCCACCGTCCGGGCCGACTCGTAGGTCGCCGCGAACACCGTGTACTCGATGGTCACGATGGGCACGCCCATGGGCCCGGAGAGCGTCGGCTGGCGACGGATCGCGGAGCGGCGCCACGTCACCCAGGGGAGCGACGCGTCGGTGTCCGCGGCGAGCGGGTAGATCTTGGTGCCCAGCAGGCCGGCCACGGTGGCATTGGCGACCAGGGCGGCCCGCAGGACGGTCGAGGGGCACTTGAGGGCCATAGGGGCCTCACGCGGCCTTGGGGCCGTACTTCCTGGGGAACTTGTCGGCCATGTCCTTGAAGGCGTTCTGGAGGGCCTTCCGCATCTCGTCAGGCAGCAGGGCCCGCATCGACGGCAGGGCGAGCTTGTAGGCCGTCTTCACCGGCGGCTGCCCGGTCGTGCCGCCGATGGGCATGCTCGACAGGTACACCCGCTGGCCCTTCGCGGCCCGCTTGAAAAACGCCTTTGGGTAGGCCGGGGTCGTCTGCACCCTGCCAGCCTGGGCGAACTTCATCCCGGCCATGCGGAGCTTGGACGAGCCCTGGGACCGCAGGAAGCCGCCGCGGCCAGGTCCGAGGACGCCGCGGCGTGCGTCCGTCGCATCGGCCCGAGCCCCACGAGCGAACAGACGCTGAGCCTGCGCCGTCAGCCGCCGGCCCTGGCGGGCGCTGCGGGCGTTGCTCTTAGCACTGCGGAACGAGAACGGCCCGAGCCGCTTGAACGAGCTGGCGATTGAGCCCTTGGTATATCGGTCGCGGGTGCCGAACTCGAGGAACTTCTGGTGATACGCCCGGTCCCGGCCCTTCATGATCGAGCCCTTCGTCGGCACCGCCTTTGATGTGCCGGCCTTGCGATAGCCGACGAGCCCAACGACGTTGCCGGTGCGGTACTACACGACTTTGCTGTCGATGGCCCGGCGCAGGTTGCCCGTCGGCCCTCGCGGCGTCGTGCTGCGCAGGGCGGCCAGCCCAGGAGCGAGGCATCGACGGATCGCGGCGCCCATGTGCTTCCTGGCCAGTGCCGGCCGCAGCGCGTCGAACTCCCGCATGAGCTTCGACAGCTCGGGAAACTCGACCTTCATCGTGGGGAACTTAGCCACTGATGTTCTCCTGGCAGATCGCCTCGTGCTCGCTGCGGTTGTTCCGCTCGAGCAGCGACACGATCTGCAGGGTACGGCCACGCCATGCGAAGCGGTGCGACTGACTCAGGCCCGGCAGGTAACGCAGCTGCACCCGGTGGGTAATCGCCACCTCCTGCTGGCCGGCGATCAGAGCCTCGCGGGCCGACACGCCCTCGACGCTCGCCCACACCGACGAGCTGTTCGACCACGTCAGCACAGTCTCGCCCAGGGCGTTGGTGGCACCGCTGGCCACCTGCACCGTGACGCGCTCACGCAGCTTGCCGGGGTCGATCACTGGTACGACCCCCACTTGATCGAGTCGAGCAGGGCCTTTACGCCGAACTCGATCTCCTTGGAAATCGTGCCGGCCAGCACCGCCTCGCGCTTCTCATACCATCCTGCCACGAGCATCAGAATTGCCGACTTCACGACCTTGGGCACCTTCGTGCCGTCGGCGCCGTAGCCGGCCCACCACGTGACGCTGACGCTGTTGCGGTCGAGCAGATGGCTGGGCCACGTGCCGGCGTAGACGGTGCGGATGACGCCCGGCTCGGCCGCCCGGTCGACCCGATACGCACTGGTCCCGAGCGTGCCCGTTCCGCCGCCCTCCTGGGCGTAGGTGATCGTGGTGGCCGTATTGCCAGCCGCGACGGCCACAGGTGGCCGCGGAAGCTCGATCTCCCACGGGAAGGTGTCGAACGTCATCACCCACTGGGTGTGGATGAACGTGCGGTCGGTGTACGTCTCGCACCACTCGCGCGCCGCTGAGATCAGGCCGGCGATGTACAGGTCGTCGTTCTCGGAGTCGACGCGCAGGTGTTGCTTCGCGTCGGCCACGCTCACCGGCTCCACCTCGGGCCCGCTGGCACGGGACAGGCTGCGGTACTTCACGGCTTCCTCCGTCGGCGTGGCGTGCGGTCGGCATTCTCGGACACGGGCTCGAGAGCGGCGGTGCGGATCTCAGGTGCCGGCTCGCCAGTCGCTCCCGGTGCGGCCTCAGCCCGGCCCATGCGGATCCACACATCGGCCACGCCGCCGCCGATGGTGACGAGCTGCCCCTTCGTGTAGCGGCTGAAGCCACGCAGGATGCGGACGGTCTGCGGCATCACCCAACCCTCCAGATGCCCTCGGGCTTCTTGCCCTTGGCGTTGAACTCGGTCGTGTACTGGTACACCGGCTGGGACAGATCCTTGCCGGGCCACGTGACGACGTACTCGCCGTGACCGATGACGACGCGGGGCGTGACGAAGCAGCGGTTTCCGCTCTTCTTCCACTGAGCCCAGAAGTAGATGTCGTCGTCGATGCGCCCGTCGTTCCAGCCGCCCTCCGGGTCGGGCTGGCTCCAGAACCACGGCTTGATGCATCGCTTTAGCGCCCTGGTCGAGATGATCGTGCAGCCGAAGTGTGCCGCATCCACCTCCTGCACCGGCTCGCGGAACCAGTCTCGCGGCACGATGTTGGTGCCGTCGGCCGGCGGGTTGTCGAGCGTGCCGAGCATCGTGAACATCGGCCGGCCGTCCTCGCGCTTCGTCTGGATCGGAGCGAGCGCGTCACAGCCGAACGTCATCGCCAGGGCGAACATGTGCTCGATGTCTTCCTTGAGCACGAAGCTGTCGTAGTCGAGCGTCAGGATGTACTCGTAGTCATCCATCACCTGCTCGAAGATCCGGCTGTTCACCTGCGACCAGAACGCGCCGGTGCCCATGGTCGGCTCGATGCCGAGCGGCATCAGGGCCCGCCACCAGCCGAAGTGGTTCGACGTGAACGAGACGCGGGGCATCGACAGCACCGCGTGCACACGGACATCGACTTGCGTGTCACCGACCTTGACGAGCATGGGGCCTCCAGAAACGCGAAACGGGCGACGGGGGCCACCCGCCGCCCGCTTGGGCGTGAACCTCGCAGGCTCGTCAACTTGTCAGCCAGCGACGGCCGCGTTGGCACCCTTCTCGGTGGCCGTATCCGGGGCATCCTCGGGCTTTCCGAGGCGGGCGACGGAGTACACCGAGCCGGTGGCCTGGCCGGTGGCGAGCACCTTCAGGTACCGCTTCCGGCCGCGAAGGTCGACATCGAACCGCACGACCGTGTCGGCCGAGGTGTTGGCCGGCGTCGGGATCGTGAAGGACGTGCCGCCCACGTACCCGGTGAGGTCCGAGTAGCTCGAGGTCGTGTCCCCGTGCTGGAGCTTGCACACCAGCGCGACGGCCGAGTTGGTGCCGGCAGCGGCGACCTTCTCGAAGCACACGTCGATGCTGGCGTACTTGTAGCCGAGGGTGTCGATCTCGTGGCTGTGGGTCGCCGAGGTGGCGATGTCGTCCGACAGGCTCGCCAGCGTCTTGGTGGTTTCCAGGCTGTTCATGTCGTGAACACTCCGTCAGGTCAGGAAGGTGGGTGGAAGGACGCCGACAGCCGATCAGGAGTTGCCCTTGATCGCCACGATGGCACCGGCCGTCGAGGAGTCGCCGACCGAGTGCCAGACCATCGTGCCGCGGGCCACGCCCGTGAAGAGGGTCTGATCGAACTCGACGTACCGCTCGGTGCTCACCCGAGTGGCGAACTGCGACCGCAGGCCGAACATGCCCGCGAGATCGGGCCGCCCGAAGTAGGCGATGATCTCGTTGGTGAAGTCGGTGTCGGTGCTGTGCGTCTGGTCGGTGATCTCGACGGGGAAGCCGGCGAACGAGAGCCCAGTGCCGCTCTCGACCGACACCCGGCCACCAGCGGCCATGTCGAGCCGCTGCATCGCCAGGGCGAAGCCGACGCTCGAGATGTACCAGCGGGCGCCGTTGAGGGCGTAGCGGGGCAGCTTGCCGAGGGCGCCGAGGAAGTCGGCGGCCACGAGCTCCTCCCACGTGTCGCGGCCGGAGCCGGTGGTGTGGATGGAGGCCGAGCCGATCTTGTTCTTGAGCCCGTACACGCCGCCGTAGGTGCTGGTGCCGTCGCCCGCCACAGCCGCGGCCTCGAGCTTGCCGGCCACCGCCGTGGCGAACTCCTCGGTGATGAAGTCGCCGAGGGCGATTGCCGAGTCGGCCAGCACCTCGTTCGACACCTTGGTGCCGACGGTGAGCTTGGACGCGACGAGCTGCACCTGGTTGACGGCCGGGTCGCTCGTGCTGATCTCCGCGTTCTCGCCGGTCCAGTTGGCGGT